TGAAAGCTCTTTTCTCCATTTTTATGTGGCGTAGATCTTCCTAAATGTCCATGTAGTACCTTCATCACAACCTCAGTTTGTGATACATTCATAGACTAAATATACGGAAAACTATTCGTTTAACCAACTATTTGGTATCTCTTTGTTACTGTAAATAAAGTTGTTTTTTACACACCAATCTGCGTATGTGGTTTTTGACCCTTTTCTAATCTTGTTGTTTGCATTTTGAAACACAAACCTTATATCTAACTCAGGATGCTGACTTTTTATTAAGACATGCTTCTGCCTATCTGCTAATACAAATCTACCCTTTGTCTCAATAAAAATTCCATTTGGAAGTTTGAAGTCGGGAGTGTATGTGTGGTTGGTAGCTGGTTTTGAGTATGATATTTTGTGTTGTTCATACTCACCACTGACACCACGACTCTTGAGTGATTTATCTATATCCTCCTCTAAGCCACTCCTAAACCCATGCTTCTTAGCTATTGCTCTTTTGCTTGATTTTTTTCTTCTGGCCATAACTGTTTTATTTTGTAGTTTCGATCGAATAACTTAGCTGATGTTTCTTTCATTCCGTACAGACTGATTACCAAATCTATACTATCCTTCTCGAAGGTCTTGCATGAATAAATATCTAGTTGATAGTCCAAACTATCGTCCCACGTATGTATAGCAATGTGTGATGTTGTAATGATACCAACTCCAGATACTCCTGGATATTCGTTGGGTTCGTATCCTACAACTGGATTCATAGGCATTCCTTCTACATAACGCATATCAAGAGCTATTACCAATTTATCAATCAAATCCTTCACTTGATCTGTTGTAAGCTTTTCGCTAAGCGTTCCCTTGGATATGAGGTGTTTGTGGTCTAACATGTTAGTAAACTTTTAAAAATGATAGCATTTTAGGTTCGTGCAAATATTCTAAGTGATCAATTCCAAAGTACTTTGCTTTAGTCTTGGACTGCTCATACTCGTCAAAACTGTCTTCCGCAATGAGTGGTTTGAGATCTGCATATACCTGCTCCCAATCTTGGTTAAGAATTAGATCTTCTAAAAAGACAACATGTTGCTTGTATAACTCAAAATCGTGAAAGTCGTGTTCGATGTGCATTAATTCAAAAACCTTGCCATCTTCTATCCAATCGATACAAAAGTCAGCCATATACTTAGGTTTAATGTTAACTAACTTTTGGAGACGTTTGTTGTGTTTTGCAAACTCTTTAAGTTGTTCTAAAGCTTCGCCAGCGTATCCGTATCTGGTGTTTAGGTGGCAGTGGTCTAAGAAGATGTGTGCGTGTGGCACGTCTTGAGACATCCAGTCTTGAAAACATGCTGAGGCGTCTGTTGGACGTCCAGGTACGAGTATGTGTCCAGGAATGTTTGACTGTTTGTGATACTCTCCCTCTACGTAAGTTAGCTCATAGCCAATACGATCGAAAAAGTCTGGAATAATCATTTTATCAAAGACGGTTTCATCTTCTAAAGGTTTTGTAATATATGGATAATCGACTAGTTTGTAATTAAGTTTATTTATCATATCTGACTATAAAGGTTGTATCTACGTTACTTGGTAATTTTAATGGGAATCCTAGTTTTGCAACTGCTAACATTTCTCCATACTCATTATATAATCCAATTGCTGTTACGTATGGTTTGAAGTCTGATCCAGTTGTGAATGGTCTAAACTCGTATTGGTTTGATGCAGGATTGTATTCTTGTACTGTTGGATTATTACTTCGATTAAACTCTCCTGCCCCAACTGTGCATGCTATTTCTTTTTCATAAATTGTATGAGTTCCTCTTGCTACGACTTCTTTTATGTCCATGTATCTTGATATAATTGATCCAAGTACCATTTGTCCGTGATTATAAAACACATTGCCTACAATTGTTGTAGCTCGTCCTAGTGTATGGTAAGATAAAAATCTATCGTTACTACTCATTAATCCAGCATACATTTTAATATTGTCAATTAACCCATCAAATCCTTGGTCCGCTGACACACTGTTACCTATGTGTATATCAGACTTATTAGAGCATGCAGCTCCATCTATAACATCAGGTGAGGTTGTTTGTAGTACGTTATCAATATACATCATCAACGTAGAAGAGCTTAGTTGGCATGTTACGTGATGCAGTTGATTCAATGTTAAGCTACCAGAAACTTGGGCTTGTTCAAATAAATTATCGCGCTTAAAACGTAACATCGTACTTCCAGAATCCATAGTAATAGCATATGGTGTTCGATTGTCGCTTTTGTATGTGAAGACATTACCATTTATATCTACTCCATGATTTTCAGAGGTGCCTTGTTTGTTTAAGATAGCAGACCCTGAAGGATGTATTGAGTGAGCGGTAGGTCTTATCATGAAAGTGATTGTAAAATCGTTATTCTCAAAATTGTAAGACTGTCTATAGTTTTGTACAGTTGAAGGTTGTATGTGTATGCTTGATGATAAGCTGCTACTAAACGTAGGAACAACTCCTAGTAAGTCAATAGGTTGAGGTATTGGTATAGTGGCTCCAGCAATATCTGTGAATTTTATATTTTTGTAATGAGTTTCCATTACCCAATTACCGCGATTAAAGCTGCTAGTTAAGTTAATTGCACCTTTACCGTTGTATTTGTACAAATCTCGAGTAGGCCACTCTCCTACACTATTAATCGATAACGACTCGCTCACCCTTGTAGATGGAGATATTGGTGAAATTAATCCTCCAGACACAAAAAGATTACCACTTAGGTCGTCTTTTATTTCTATGGATTCATTATTACTACCACTTATATTGTAATTTGCTTTAATTGACAAAGAGGATTGCTGAATACCCTCTCCAAACTTTGTTTGTGCAAGATTAACAATATATGCTTGATCTTCTAAATCTCTAATTTGAGTGTTTATATTCCCATTACCAAATGCTGCTTTTGTGTTGCTATAAAAATCTTCATAAAATAAATGGTTTACAGATTTGTGTACAACACGTTGAAATTTTTTATTAACTGTAACGGGTTCGTAGTATTGGAAGTGTGGATTGCCTTGGTCGAATAGTGTGTTAAGGGGGTTGTAGCTTGGATGTGATGGTGTTGGATTGTAATCTGCTTTATACACAGAAAAGGTTGGTTCTGAGTTTACATCAAATTGAATAAACCTTTCGCTATATGATGAGCTAAATCCTATAAAAATATCTGAACTTGATGCATTAGTTTTTAATGTGGTTCCAATTTGCAAATCTCCTTTTGTAGCTCCAAAATGATCTGGGTCAGATATTGCATATGTGTCGGGGTTAATTGTGAAAAACACAGACTCTTTCAAGCTGTTAGTAGATCCAGCAAATATTCCTATTGTTGCTGGTGTTTGATTGGTTTGGATTGTGGCTTTGACTTTGGGCTTTAATGCTACCCACTGTCTTGCATCAATTACTTTATCAAATGACGCTACATTGTACGGTGTATCTACAGCATATAAATCAATACCAACTTGTCCATCATTATATACAACATGCACTTTACTCTCTTGTAAAGTTGACGATCCAGAAATAAAGTTAGTTTTATCTATTAAAATGTCTGCAACGTTGGATGTTATTAGTTGAGATATTGCGGTGTCCTTAACACAAAACAATTTTCCGTCCTCAAACAATGCAAAATATCTATTCTGGGTTCCACAATATAAAAAGGTTTTGAGAGCTGTTGGTGTTGTAGCTCCATAAACACTTGCTCCATATACAGCGTATCCAAACGCACTACCTGGACTTACTGATGAGCTAAAGCTAGCTGTTAGAGCTTGTGGAAGTGATCCAGTAAATGATACGGCATAAGCTCCTAATGATCCGGAAGCTGCTATTGCTAACACTTTGTCGTTTATAGTTTTACCTTCTGCATTTACAGCACTAAACGACGCTGTTAAGCCTGCATCAATAGACGAAGGCATAATTAACCCTTCAACACCTCCAAAGTTTCCTGTGCTAACAGCAAAAGTCTTTGATGTTACACCTAGAGTTCCAGCAACAAAAACAGTATCTTTTGCTCCGCTGGATAACTCGCACACGGATATACTCTTTACGTCTGTTACCTTTGAGCTTGTGTATGGTGTTCCTTTTACAAGTAGATTGTTGTATGGATCTACTGCTCCAAAACCATTTGCAGTTGCTGCTGCATGTATATATTGCTGTGTGTGCCCTATACCATAAGCAGTTACTCCGTTTGGATTTGGTGTTATTACATCGTTTAGAATTTCATAACCGTCATCCTGGTTTAGACGTAATAATCTGCTACTACTAACATCAGTGACGTAAAGTCCTCTAACTCCAGCCTTACTTGATCCTTCTAATGATCCAACACTAACTGGGCTAGCCTGAACATTTGAGTAATAGGTTTTATAGCAAACAGTGCTAAACCATTTCTTATGTGCTCGAAAAGGCGTAAGCCTTATATCGGATGCGTCTAAATTTTTAAAAACTCCTGCCATTACATATAAATATGTCGATAAAGCAAATCCCTTCCATTATGTTGAAAGGGATTATTGGCTAGTTTGATTATGTGATTTTAGTAGTCTAGCTTAACCTTCACTAACGCCTCTCTGTTAAAGCTTTTTAGTAATGGTTTGCTTAATTTAGCTACAGCTACCAGTCTATTATTGTCATCGTACATTCCGATTGTTGTAACATATACACTTGGATTTCTCAACATGCTTGCATGTTTAAATTGGCCAGTGCTTCCAGATACAAAGGTTGGATTGTTTGAAAAATTAAAATTCTTATTCGTTACACGGACAAAGTAGTGTGTAGACGTTATTTTCTCTTCGCTTCTTGCGGCAAAGTATGTAGATGCTGAGATGTACATTGAAGCAGTTACAGAGTTTTTAGGTTGTGTTCCAGCTGCTGATAATGTTGTTGCATTACCAGTATTAAAGTCCATCCCTGTCTCTGTTTTTAGTCTTGTTGCGTTAAACACTAACACACCATGATCTGGATAAAATAATCCATACTGAGTATTAGATGCTGTTACAGCTCCGGAGCCACTAAAAATACCAACTACACGTCCAGCTTCGTTTACTGTAGGTGTTTCTTCTTCTCCACTATTATCAATAAATGTTAGGTATGAGTTGATTCCATTAAAAGCAGTTAAGGCTTCTGATGCAGATGCTATTCTTAACTCCCAGTTTCCTGGATCAATTTTTTGTCTGAATCTAGCTCTAGCAACATTAATTACTAAAATATCGTCAGGTGTATCACTTCCAAAAGTAAATGCAGTATCTGTGGGTGGTAAGAGTTGGTTTCGGTATTGTGAGTATATTGCTCTGGTAGGAGTATCGTTTGCGTTTTGTCCTACAGTATTAGGATCTCCAAAAGACCCGCTTCCTAGTCTGTTTCCATAAGCTACAGCAAACTGGACAGCTGCAGTAGCTGACTCATTCGTGTCTTGTGGATTTCTGTGAAATGTATTTACATAATAATCACCAGACTGCGACACCTGTGCTGATGATGTAAAGAACCCTATTCCATAGGATCCACCGTAAGACTGTGAATATGGATTCATATTTTCAGACCATACTGGTTGTGACACTGTTTGAGTATCTCCAGGTACTATGTCATCTCCTTGAAAATCTTTATATATTTCTGCCATTTTGTTTTTATTTATCTAATAGATGTTGCTGTAGTGATGTCTAATGTTGTGAATTGAGTTGGATCTACAGTCACAACTACTGTTTTAAATCCACCAGTTTCGTTTCCTACAATTGTAAGTAATGCTTTTACGGTTTTGGTTGTATCAGCTTGTGGCTTAGCTTTAATAATAAACTTGCTTCCAGTTCTAGTAATTGTTTTACCAGTCGTTGAGGTGCCAGTAATTTCGTCATCTATAAAGCTAGTTGCTGCTGCTGATAAATCTGCGTTTCCTGGATTGCTTCCAATAGCTGATGTTTGTCTTCGTGCTTTAGATACGGCACCATCTGGAGCTACTTCTAAAGTTGCAACAGTATCGTCGCTTAGAATACAAGTGTATCCATTTGTAGAATTAGCACCTTGCAAGTTTAGTGTGCTTGGCGCAACAGTTATCTCTTGTGTTAGAGATGTGAATGTTACAGCTGATGGTGTAACACTAATGACTGGAATACCGATAACATCCTTAGGCAAAGTAATTAGCTTGTATCGCAACATTTGCGTTTCATCGGGAAGTGCTTCTAAAACTGGCATGTCTTCTATAACTTTGCCATAAAAATTAGTCCCTAATGTATGAGCTGGATTCCATAAATCGTAATCTACTTCGTCATCTGATAATGCGAATTTTACGATGTTTAGTCGGCCTCCTGCCGCCAGGATCTCTCGTCCTTTATTGGTTAAGATTGCGTCTACTGTGACGGTTGTATTATCTAAATATCCCACGTGTAATAAGTTTTATCTTGTTTTATATAAATATGCAGTTATTAAGAAAAACGTTATCTAATATCAAACGTACCTGCCTGCTTTCCTGGTTTAACTGCTAATTGTTTTCCTCCACCTTCTGTTATTGTAATTACCGGTCCTCCATCTACTGTATCTGGACTATCTACATTATAATCTGTAGATGTTAGTTTACATCCTTCGTATCGAGCATTCACCATTCCTTTAGCATTCCATAAGTGGTAATCTTGCACAGATTCGAAGTAGTTTAGTGGTTGCACATGAAGATCTTTGACCACAACAAATCCAGCTCCTATTTTTCTTGTTTCGATTGTAATTACTAAATTTGGCCCATCTGCTTGTGTTATAAAATTAAAAGATCCTGTTCCTGATGTCACTGCAAAATTTAAGTCGCTAATGCTTACAGCTTTTGTATATTGTGATCCTTCTTTTCCAAACTGGAATGTTACTACTGCATTGTCATTACCTCCGCCAGTAGCTGAAGTTCTAAAGTTTCCGGAAACTCTGTAGCGGTAATCTTTTGTAGATGCATCTTGTCTTTCACTAAAAAAGCTATTAAGCAAAACTGATCCAGTAAAGCGTCCACTAGTGGTGTTTCTAAAATTTAATCCGTTATAAGGTCCGTTGTTTGGATCTACACCACTTCGGGATCCACTTAATTGCCAGTACGTTGTAGTGTTAAATGGCGAAGCATATTGTGTAATATTATCGTAAGAGCTTGATAATCGTAAGCCAAAATTAGTTATCCATACATTTTTATCGACATCAGCTGAAGATGTGAGTAGTGTGTTAATGCTTGCTGTTACTATTCCGCTATATGCTACGGGATACAATTGTTCAAGTGCTTTGTAGCTCCAAATGTCTTTTTGATATTTAGCTTCGTCTGGAGAGCTTCGTTCGCTAAATCGACTTGTTAATATTGTTGGGTTTATTGCTTCCCAAGCGTCATAACGACTTGCTGTTACAGATCTCAATACTCGAGGATTACTACCACTCGAATTGTAAGTCATATAAATATACTTACTTCCTTCGTATCGTGAGTTGTGGCCTGCACCATTAGTTCCTAAATCTACAGCAGTACCGTCTACCATTTCAAAGAATGTTCCAGTAGGTTCACCGGTCATATCAATAGGAGGAGTGGTTTCTGCAACTACACCGTATATGCCTGTTGGTTTTAGTATGTTGAGATCAATAGAAGCTGTATTTTGCTTTGGCAATAAATCTTGTGCTGTTCCTTCAATTTCTAAATAATCAGATAGATCACCTCCTATGGTTGCTGCAGCCACATAATGAGTTAGTGGTTGGTTTGTTGGATCTTCTACCTCACCTTTTATAGGAAACACTTTTTCTGGACTTAAATCTAAAGATGCTGTTAGTAGTAAATCTTCAGCTACCGGGGGTGGAGTTGGTAATTTACTACGCTCTAAGATTGTAGGCTCAATTAACAGTCCAGTTTGTGTGTTTGCTCTATATGGAACGAACTGCTTAATTAGCTTAAACAGTGCTGCATTGTAGTGTTGTAGTAGTCGAATATATTCGTTTGGTTTATTTGTTCCTTTGTATTTTTTAGAATAAACTCTGGCTAATGATTGCAAATCTGTATAGTCATCTAAGCCTAGTTGTGCTGGATTACCTATAAAATCATCAATGCTAATTCCACCAAATTGCTCTGCAATGTCTTGGTTGACTTCGTTTGTTGGTGATAAGAATACACCTAACTTTGAATTGTCGGGAGGGTTGTTATCGGTAAGAGGTTTTTCTACTTTATTGTCTTTAAATAATTGATTGCTAGCTAAAGTAGTGTTGTCGATGCGAATTTTTGTGGAAACACTTCTGTTTGCTCCTAAGTCAGGCCATTCTAGTGAGTTTTGTTCTATTACTCTAAAGTAAGCTGAGCTTGTTACGTTGTAAAAAGATGCTGATGGTTGTACTAAATTTTGATTAGGATGCTGAGAGTTAAAGCTGCTAGTTGTTGGATAATAATCATCTAGCGTTGTTTTATTGTCTGTACCTAATGTTAATCTATATAGTAAGCTGTCAAAACTTGAAGTGCTTCCAGTAAACACGCCATCAGTATTACCTTGAAAGCTAGTTGGTGTTAGTGTGTGATTGTCTAAAATTGCATCTTGCAACTCTGATGACCACATTCTAAATTCCTGAACACTACCTGATAGGATATTCATTGAATGCGAGTCTGCTAATTCAAAACTTCCAGATCCAGGTATCCACAAAGATCCGGTGGTTAGAAAGCTTCCATTATACGATTCAGATGTATTTCCGTCAATAAACAAAGAAGCAGTTGTTGTTGATGTTATTTTATTGTATCGTGACGTTTTGACAATTAAAGTGTATGTTTGATCACTTCCAGATAATTCAGTTTGGTTCTCTCTACGTAACGCTACATGATGCCATCTTGTGTCTTGATCGGTGTATGGGTCTTCTGTGTTAGTATCGTATATTGATGAACTTACACTTGCAGTAGCCCATTGATTTGCAGCTCCACTTCCGCTTAAGAAAATTCCTATATGCTTTTTGCTTGCGCTCTGAAATGCTTCAATTTTCCACTTGCCAGGAACCTCCATAATGGTTTGATTCTTGGTTTGATTGTCAGCCATGCGGACACGCATTTCAATAGTTTGTGCAAACTTACTACTACCACTTAATGGTTGCCACGGTACTTCAATTTGTTGCGCTGGTAGTCCTGAGGTTTGTCTATTGTATCCAGCTACAAAAGCGTAATAGAAACGATCATATACAAGATCTGATTTTTTATCAAAACCTCCCTCATGTCCTCCATATTCTTTTATACGTAGGATTGTTTCTGGGATTCCAAAACACGTAATTAAAGCTCGTAAACACCTTTCGGTACCTTTAGTTCGTACAAGAAAAGGAAGGTTGTTAATTAAACGCTTCCAAGTCTCTTTCATGGTATCTTCTGTGGACGTTTGGTATAGTGTGCTTACGCTACCCGTTGCATCTGTACCTAATGTATAATTCCACAAATCATCTAAAGCAGCTCCATTTTCAAACTCAAACCCTAAGTTTTGACCTATAAGGTACAATAAATCCTTACTTAAACCAGCTGATAGTTCTTGACTTTTATTATATTGATTTGTATATTCGTCAATGTAAGGAATTATGTCATCAAAATAATGACCTGCTAGTTTTACAACTTGATTAAAAGTTTCGTTATCCGAATCCTCCACGATGTGTGCAGGTACATTTCGTAACAAAGAATTTGTATTATTGCCGTCGTATAGGCTTGCTGATGAAATAGCTCCATTATACCACTCAACAGCTTCCGATGAAGTTACTGGCAAATTTGTGAATGGCTTTGTTGAGTTGGATTTTGGCCATGTTGATGGGTAAAATTCACCATAAGAGCTAGTTTCATAGCTAGCTGATTCATAATACAAATATCGTTCGTAAGCATCAAAGCCACCAATAACAGAACTTTTACGCTTAGCGTTTATTAGTATGTTTGTTTGTGCTGCGTTGCTTGCAGATGTTGATGAGTTTGGTAATCCGTTTAAGTCGGTAGTCAGAGCTGCTACTCGAGCATCATAGGATTCAATTAATCTAAGTTTGTATCTAAAATTAAATAACCGAGACTCGGCATTAGAATAAGTTATGAAATTTTCATATTTGCGAAAATCAACATTCATACTTATATTCTCTACTAGAGAGCTACTTGAAATTCTATCTTGCAACTGATAGTAAACACTGTTGAGTGATCCAGATTCAGCTCCTACAAGGGCTTCTTTACCTTTATATTCAGTCGAAATCCCAGTCCTAACTCTAGCTAATATATCAAAATTTGGTGAGGCAATTTCTAAAGTTGTAGGTTTTAGATCAGGTGGTATTAGTGTTATGTCTGTGGTAAAATCTCCACTAACTTCTTGCGCTAACCACAACTCATCTCCAACTACAATGGATGGAGGAATAGGAGCAGCAAGTTTAAATATTATACTGTACGGAGAGGAGTTTACAGTAAATTTATCTTGCACATAGTCAAAAACTGGGAAGAATAAATTGGCTTCTCTAAATAAGTAAAGGTTGCTTAGCAATTCGCTTTTTGGAGTGACAAACAAACCAGTTTCAAATTGGTTCAAAAAGCTGGTATTATCTAAAGTGGATGATAGTATTGGTCGTACTCTTACCTCTAGTCCGTTTGAACTTATCTCTTGTACAACAATTTTATGACCATCTCCAGATCCTAATATGTTTCTGTGAAACTTGTATACTGGTTTATATCTTCCAGCAATGTATCCTAACTCTTGTATATCTTCCTCTACGTTGAGTAGTACGGATACGTTTGGTGATGGATCATTTGAAAGGCTAGACTGTCTACCCTCCTCCTTAAATCTTTCAATTGTAAAGTCTGGTACGCGGTAATTCGTTCCAAGATAATTAAGTGTATTTCCGTTTTGGTCTGCATTAAAAAGGTCTAACCTAACTACATCATTTGGATAGTTAGCTAGTGTTTGTGGTTTGGTACCAAACGCCTGTACTGGACGTGTGTTGTCCTGTTGCGGGATTTCGCGGTCACGTGACGAGGTCACTACCGCTGTAGCTTTTATTGAAGTATCTCCTGATGTTGGTGGAGGTGTTAAGGGTACTCGCTCTTGTTGCTTTACAGCTTGTGAAGGTGAAGCACCTCTAACAATTTGACTAATATTTTTAGATCCGTATGCCACTTAGTTGTCTTTTATATAAATAGGTGTGTTAAATAATTTACGGATCTTCTATGTCCACATCTCCCTTATCAAAATCAATACCTTCTTGATTAATCTGAGCTTCTCCGAGATCTGCTTCTTCTTTTGGAGAGAATCGTGAAGGTGGGTTTGTATATTCGCCCAAGTTTCCTGCGTCTATTGCATCTGTGTAATCTTGTTTTCCGCTCTCAACCGTATCTAGTGTTGGTTGTGGCGATGCAGGAAGGGGTTGTGGTTGTATGAGTTTGTATTTGAATTCTGATTTGCCTGCTGTATTCCATAAAGGTTGCTGTATTAGATTTTTTGCTATTCCAGCTACAGTAACATTATTTGGTGGTATTGTGAATGTTGAATGTTTTTCGGATGCTATGTCTCTATTTGGTACTAGCTGTAGTTTCATTTTTGTGATAGCACACCTTGGCTCACCATATGCAAAGTATGGTTGAGGTACATTTTGTGCAGTACCCTCTACACTAAATAAATTGTTGTATATGTCTGTTCGGTTCCAGTTTTTAGAAGTGGCAGAATTGTCATTTCTAGACGGTGTATCGTTTTTAAACTTTACTGTTATAGATATTTGTCGGGTTCCTAATGGAATATCAATATCTCTTCCAACAGCAAAAAACGCTTCAGCTCCAGCACCTTGATCAACTGCAAGTCCTTTACGCTTATCATCTACTATATCAATATACCAAGGTTGTACGGATGCATCATTTGAATCAGTTTCTTTGATCCACGTACTTTTGGGATATGCTTTGTTCCATTGTGAATAAAATGATCCATATCTCTTTGCTAAAAATCTAATATTAATGTCATCAATGTTGGGAGATATTACTCCAGTAAACTGTCCAGCTGTACCACCTCCTGGACCAGTGGAGTTGCTTATTACGGCATCATTAAACATTCCTAAACCACTCTCAGCTTCCTCTGACAAAAGTTTAAATAACGCTCTTGTGTTTGTGTACTTTTGACCATAGATTAGTATATCATGACCCGAATCGTTATCGTCATCATCATCAAAAAAAGCATATATTGGAAATAACATTAACCCAATATCTACCTTCTCTTTTACTGCCCACAAATCAATAGCTTCAGGTCCTTTTAGGATTTCTTCGCTACTCTCTGCTAATTCTTGATCAAAATACTTAATACTAATTTCTGTTGTGTCGTCTGTACATGGTATTATTTCAATAGGTGTTAATGGATCACAAGTAATAGGAGATACTCCTCCTCCAGCTAAAAAGCTTTTATAGCTTTCGTAATCATAAACAAGCCATGGATACTCTACAACATCTCCGTCTCGTATTACTCTAATTTTGTATCTACTTAACGCAATTCCAACATATGAAAAGAATTGTGCTGTCATGTAGTCAACACCCCCCACCTGCCCATCGATCAAACTAGCCGCTTCACTAATGTCAATTGTTTGTGTAAACTCATGCTCTTCATCTTCATTAAACTCAATTAAATCTCTTGTAAAATAGCTTGTTGGTCTAACTCCCTTCTTTAACTCCTCTTCTAATGGAAAAAAGCCTTTTTGAGTGTTTCCATTTCTGTTGTAGCGATCAATAAAAGCTGGCGCAGGGAAAAATCCTTGAGGTGTGTTTTCATTGTTGATATCTTCATTTGGAATAATGCTTACACGTCGGCTAATACTAGTGTAGTGGTACCAATTAGCTAACTTAGCTTTCATTGCGTCAGATGTTGGTATATCTAAATTGAGCAAATCTGGCTCTGAATTAACCCATGTATTATACATTGGATAAAATAACTGCCATTTGTTAGTTTGAGTGCTAAATCTAAAAGGTAGTGGTGGCGTGTATTCTGGATCGTTAATTGGAATGACTGGATAATCAGACAAGTATCTTGTCATTGTGTTAGGATTATATCTTTTTGAGGTATTGCTAACAACTGATAAAATTTTGCCACTTGCACTTGTCCAATGTTCTAACCCCAATTCTCCATCACCATTTTTAACTAGATTGGTATACAAAAATCCACTACTATCTAAATCCAGTACATTTAATGTAAAAGGTACAGTTTGAGATGTGCCAAACTCGTTTGATATCTCACACACATATTCACCTTCAATTTCGCCGGTGCATTGATCTTCTGAGAATTCTATAGTAGTTGTGCCAAGTCCATCGTTTTGATTATTGATTGTGAATAAGGAGTTTCCATCTCTTTTCCATACAAATTGCAAACTTGAAATATCATTTATATTGTTAACATTAGATGGATCAACACAAAAGAATTCAAACCTAACTCGTGTACCCTTTCTCACAGTAAACACATCAAATATAGGATTAACCTCTTTAAATGCTAGACCACCATCTGGCAATACGGATGCCCATGTTAATTGAGAAAAGTTACGTATTGGGTGTGAGGTGATTACCGGTGGTTGTGGATTATCCGGTAATAAAGCAAAATCTCCTACACGTAATGCGTCGTCTGGCTTAGCTGTTTTTATATTTACTCTTTGCTTCATATGTTGTTTTAAGGCTCTCCTATTGACGGAGTATATCCGCTGTAATTTAAGAGTGGATCTTCCTCGCTTCCTTCTTGATAATCAACTCGGTCTATTTTAATGTTTTTTACTAGGTAGTTTATGTTTCGAGATGCATCACTACCTGCCAAAGGTGTTCCTACAAATGTATCAGTAAGCAGTACATCACTTCCGTTATCAGCTTCTGTAAATCCTTCTATCTTATTAGCTAGTGTTGCAGGCCGTACTCCGTATAAGCATACAAAATAATTTGAAGCAGGACCCATTGAGCCACTTCCATCTATATCCTCCATAGGTATGCCTAAACCTCCTTGAAGTCTTGAACGAGTTAAAAACTCATCAGGTAATCTTATTGTAGCTGTTTTTATATTTGATCCCGCTGTTTTACCTATATCTATTACAACGGGCTTCATGTTAATAGACGCACTACCAAACGACTTATATACTTTTGTACCACCATCAGTCGTATTGTTTTCTGGAGTTAATCCTTGCACTGCAAATGCGGTGTTGGCGTTTGGATTAGCAAGATTAGTAATATCGTTTTCTGATGGATACTCAAACTTATCAAAACTTGGCAAATACTCAACACCTCCTAGGTTTGGTGTTTTGTGTATAATAGCTTGATCTGGTTTGCAGTCTAAATAATAATTATCTACAGCAAATAAACTTCCGGTATTATCTACACTCTCACTGACATAATGCACACCTAATGTTATAATGAATCTACTCTCCTGCATCCAAGTAGTTTCTTTTTCATCCATCTTAGGCTTAAAGAAACCTTGACCCGGTGAAAAAGGCCCGTTATTCCAGTTTTGTATATATTGTCCGTAGTTGAGATCTGAACCCGGGACAGCCCAGTATGTGTATTTTTCTAAAGCACCGGTTGTTACAGATCCTGTTTCGTATATGTTTATCTTATCCTCATCTTTAAGAGTGTACCAGTATATTGGAAACCTTGGAGCTATTGTTGGATTTGGATCAAATAGTCTATTTGTTACTCCTTTGTCTAGAGTTTGAGTGTGTAGCTGCGTATATCTAGTTTGGAGTGGATCGTCTATAGGTTGTATGTATATTGGGGACAATAAACCGTTTGTTTTTGTCATGTTATTAAACAATCCTCCAGGAGGGTTGGTGTTTAGATTATCACCTCCTTGTATTGTGGGAGCGGACGGTAGTGTTGTTGTTGAGCTTGGTAGGAATGGAAATAATCCTGCTATATACTGTTCTACCTCTTTATTAGATGGTTTACTTGGATCATAACTCTCAACTTTTACATTAATAATACTAGTGAATTTGTCTAAACCAAAACTCACATCAATATGTTTATATTTTGTTTGTTCAGTGGCAGTAGTGTCTTCTATTGGACCAGGTACAAGTGCTTTTACTGTTTGGTTTTGTGTATATATGTTATCTACAGTTGCTCTTATTTCTGCCTCTTTTCCTGTTTCATTGGGGATTAAACATAAGTTGAATCCCGTCGCAAACGCTTTTGATGATGGTGATTTTGGTAATCGTTGTTCTACCGAATTAGGCCAAGATGCGCTTGTTCTGTATTCGTTTTTTATGACATCAATAATTCTACGCTCCGAGGATGGTTGATTTGTCTTATTGGATGGACTGTTTTGAGCAAATGTGCCCTGCCAACCAGGTTGAGCAAACACGCCACTTCGTAAAGATGTGACTGGTAATCCTATTTTCGTTTCTTGCATTACAAATCCAAGATCACCCATTACTTCAATAGTAAAATTAATACGAATTTTGTTAGTTTTAGGATTCAAGAACGGAAGTTCTATTTTGTGAAATTCGGCATACTGACCATAGGTATAGCGATCTGCTGGGTTTGGATTCAATTCATCTATAACATACAGATGTTGATCCCGGCTATCACCGTCTATTGAAGCAGGTCTTCCATCTTCTTCAGGATCAGCAAAGTATCTTTGATTGTAATATTTTGGAATACGACTATTCCATGGATCAACTATACGATCTAATGTTTTTCGTGGATTACCAGTTGGATCTAAACTAAGTAATCTTTCTTCACGATCATATTCTTCAATTTCAACATAAATTCTTTCTTGCACAAAACCCGGACCCATCCTTCTAAAGTTGAAATAACCCATTCTTGGATTATTAATGTCGTAGTTTTCGATGTCTGTTGCTGCGTCAGGAGTAATGTTTGGCCATGCTGGGATAAAGTTGTGTACAGCCATTCCTAGGTAAAAGGAAATTATTGCTCGAACGCCACCTACTCCATAAATAGATCCATTTATTTGATTTCGTATGTCTATTAGATCGATATCTTGATACACTTCTAAAGTGGTTGATCCACCGTTAAGAATATATTCATGATTTTCTTTAGCAAAGTAAGAATCAATTCGTTTTAGAGGATTGTTTTGTAAGACACCTCCTTCAAGTTGATATGGCTTAGGGTGTAGCATCTCTTTAGTCCAACGAAAATCTGGATTCATAGAATCTACAGCTATTCTCTTGTCGCGAAATCCATTACTTTTTTGTATTAATTTTCGTGAAATAACATCACCACCTACAGTATTCCAATTATCTGCTGAAAGCTCACCTCCTACTCTACCATTAGGATTTTGTATAAGGTTGGTATAAAAAAAACTATCAAGGTCTGAGTTGAATACCTCTAGGTTAATAGAACCACCATCTGTTGCACCTATGTCATTAGAGACTATGCATCCATAAGTGCCAGCAAATTGTGGACAAATATTTTTAATTGTAAGCGTGTTGCCATTTACTATCCTTGATGATCGCAAGTCTGGTACTGCATCATTGGCAACAATATTATCACCGTCTAAATTCCATCTATAAGTGAGTTCTGTTTTAGGTGGAATTATCTTTAACACTCCGTTTTCAACATTAAATACATCAGGTTGTTCAGCTTCAATTCTCAACACAATTGTAGTTCCAGCATGAACTTTAACAGTTCCGTCAGGAAACTGGTACATGTGATTTCCTTTTAGTGAAGTTTTTGCAGCTGCATAAGGTTTTACAGATGGAGTTGATGCGTTTGTAATTGGGTTTGTTATAATGGGAGGTTTATTTACTAGCACGGGTAGCAAATCATACACTGTGTTGTTTTCGTTTAAATCCGTGTTTGGTGAAGTAGTTTCGAGAGGATCCGAATTCACTGTTCGTCTGTTTGTAAATAACACAATCACCTCAGAAGTGTCAGAGTGTCCAGTTCCGGTCATAAGAGCTCCAGATGGCATCTTATGAAAAGCGCCAATGTAAGGTTGGCCAGTTAGTGTAACGTACTCGCCTTCCTTTGCATAGAATATGTTTTGTTGATTGTATTCCATGCTTTGGTTTTACTGTCTTTCTATTTTGAATATAAAATTATGATCCCGTACTTCGTAGCTTACATTATCGTCTTCTGGCACTTTAATCATTATTCGATAATATCTTTCAGGTTGAAAACTGTCAAGATGCAATCTAAAAAAGCTTCCTCTACTATCAGATGCCATATAGGTGTATTCAGAAAATGGGATTACTGCATCATCGGAATTTGCATAATACACAGCATATTGCGATCCAGTTGGAAGTCTGTAAGAGTCTAAGAATAGTGAGGATGTCTGAAATAATAAAGCTGGATACCTGTATCGCGGAGCGAAGTTAAATTTTGGTCTAGCTGTTTCTTTATAAACTTCTCTTAAATTTGTACATACTAAATTATAATCTTCTTCTGTATCTAATACTGTGAGCGATCCGGTGTTGGTTTGATAATTTGATTCGTCAAACCGTGCTTCAAGTACCGGTGCATATATTGTATGCGTCTCCTTACTGTAGAAGCTTAGGTTTCCAAACTTAGTTAGAGATTTTTCGTCAGTATCTGTCTTTTTTATTATAATTCCATTGAAATCTACAGCTCCACTTTGCACTTCACGAATAATGCTTGTAATGTCCATATCAACGTCAGTCGTTGTGTAACTAAACGATTGTGATGCTTGACTCGATGTGTACCATGTACCACCTCCTGGATTCACAGACCAAGAGCCAGTTGATAATTCTGCAAATGATTCAGTCAGCCACGCAGTGGTTGGTGTTGTTTTCCCTTGTCTATAATACCAACTACAACCCTCTGTCGTTGCAGGAGTTGTTCCTTTTTTGCCAATTCCCATATTCCATGATTGTGATATAGGAAAAGCTTCTAGTGAGTAGTCTAAAGGAATTTCAGATGCTTCTGTAGCGTATAGTTTTACACCAAAATCAAAAGTATTTGGATCATATCCCAAATCTACAATACTCTTTGAAACTGCAGTATAATCAAAATCCAACAATATTCTCGAGTTAAAACTTGATGTAGCTGCTGCTCCAGTTGATCCGGTAGCTGCTGCTTTGGATATATCTAATACACTATCTAACCCAGCGTTTGTTTCTGGTGAGTTTTCGTATATTGTTGTGTCTTTTTTTGGATAGAATCTTAGTATCATATTAATAATTTACTACTCGTCCTTTAATATTGTTAGATGGAAATTTTACTTCAAATATCATTGGGTCAAGGCTTGGGTATATAATTCCATTTCTAGTTGAATCTTGTATGTTGTAAGCAATATTGCTATATCCTAAACTTGAATCATTAAGGTTATTGATTATAACATTTGTTACTGTCTGTACACCAGGTACTTGCAGAAGTGTGTTGTAAATATCTGTATATTGTATCGGCTGGTTTATTTGCCATTTATCAATATTAAAAAAGTCTTGTACTTTATTAATACAATTAAGCAGTACTTCGTTTGCATTACGATCTCTCAAGGGTATAATGTCAAAGTTTACTTGTATATTTACAACAAAAGCGTCACGTAAGTTAATGCTGTCAGTCAACATTCGGTATTGGGAAAGATATGTTTTAAGATTCTCTTTGATAGCATTGTTTGTTGTCATTAAGCTTTTATTGCTATTATAACCTAACACATACATATTCATTGCAAGAGGGTTTGACACCGTATCACCTACATCACTTGTTAGTAGGTTATTTTGTTCGTCTGGGGTGATGAAAACTTTGCTAACGCTTCCAAATTTTGGAGGCATAGTCATCGCTCTTATTAAATAATCGTCTCGCGTTACTGCTCTATTTTGTGTTGAAAGCTGCTTAATGGCGTTTTGTCGAACCTCTTCTAAAGTCTCTTGCGATCTTCCTCCAACAGCTGGGGTTGGATTGTTGCATGCAATTGAGTTTAACACTGTTGTGTTTAACATTCCAGTGGTTATAGGAAAACTATCAGTATTTGTATCTACAGCTGTCAGGTTTGTTATCTGATCACTAGCTATATTTGATTTTATACCTCCTCCAGTCAAATAAGTTACAGTAAGGGTTGTGTTAGATGGTGCAATACCATAAGCTTTTGTAATTCCAGGTGAGTTGGGATCAATAGCTTGGTCTATATCTATTTTTCCAGTTGGTAAATTCAATCCTATGTTTTCTGGAGTTGGTAGCAATTCTTCATCTGCTGAGTTACTTATCCCACTACCAAACTGTATCTCAATACCGTCGTCTAGTATTCGTGTAACAAATCGTCGTGGTACTTTTTTTAGCTTTAGAAGATAAGGAATCTCATCGCTATATACAGCTGCATCTGGATCGTTTAATGCTGTATTGGTTACAGCTTCAAATATTGTGTCTTGAGCTAAGTATGGAACTTCTGTCCATGTGTTTCCGTCTGAATCTATGATCGAATCTATTCCAATAAAGTTAGGATTGTTTATATCGTTAAAAGGTATTTTGAATTTATAAAACTTTTTAACTGAACCTACCTCTTCTTCATATACTTGAGGAGTTGCGGACACAGCTTTAACAGTTTTTTTAGCTAAAAAGTATTCGTAATTTCCAGTTCCATCTATGCTATAAACTTGAAATTCAATTGGATCGTCTGCTGTATTGATTGAAAAATCAACCGCTTCTTGAACATAAAAATCTACTACATTAGATTGGTCTGTACTATTAGCATTGTAAGAGTTCTCGATGAGTTGAGATAGCACAGCTTGAGCTTGCATGCCAGGCTGTATCTTTAAAGCATATCTTGTGTCTGGGACTGCGTTGTCTCCAGTTCCTGTAGAAGGCATTAGTTGAAACACGTCTAAATCTACAGTAGCAGGGACACTGATTAACGGCTTATATCCCATAGCAGCTGCGATTGCTAGTACGTTTCTTCTTTCAGTTGCTTGAAGGAGTTGGGATTCTTTAAATTGAGAATCTATATAATAATTTAATGTATCTCCAACATAGGCTATCAACTCAAGAAACATCATACCAGGCGATGCTTCGTTAAAATCATTAGCTGTGTTAGGGTAGTAGTTTTTGACAAACTCTACCAATCCTTCTTTGATCGTATCAAAGTCTCTTCCTAAATATTGTATATTTTTTGATGGCTCTGTTGGCATGCTTAGTAGTTTGTTGGTGTTTCACTATCATTATCAAACGTAACATCTATCTGTCTTGTATCGAATTCGTTTCCAATTAAATTTATACTTAATGAAATGCCTAATAAGTTTGGATTAGTTTCTGATCTTAATACTTCTAGTTTTTGAATATTAATATACGGCAATTGCACCTTAAAACTCTCACGAATTAATTCATCTATTTCTTCTACAAATTCATCTGTATTATTGTTAAATAAAACTCCTCGCAAATTACAACCAAAAGTTGGACGCATAGGTCTTTCGCCATGGTTGGTGAGTAGTAGATTTTTAGCATTAGCCACCGCTTGATCTAGTGATGTGTAATTTAGAGCAAAACCAGACCCGCGGGATGAATTCATAGGTAAATCAAAACCTATTGCTACATCTCGTTCAAAATCTAATGCTGGTTGGTTTATCTCTATTGCCATTATCTATTATACTTTTTATCGTGTATTGCTTCTGCTGACTTCATAATTGATGAGTAGTCTTTAACAAAAGCGTCTGTTCCAGATGGAGGCATAGCTGTCTGTTGGCTAGCCATGTGTCCAAATCCTTGCGCTTGATCAGCTGTAAATTGTGGTGCCATTTCTGGATATGCTCCATCATCACCAAGTGGAGCTGCTTGACCATTTCTCATGGCATTTGCAGTTTCCATTAATATTCCATCCAAACTAGCATTTCCAGTCTTGTGAATTGGTTGCTGAGTTACTGGAGCGTGTGTGGTGCTATGTATATCATTAGCGCGCTCTTTGATTGGTTGTTTGTTTGTTTTTAGTGCTTCTCGTAACTCTTGTCGTATAACCGTTCGCACTTCCTTTCTGATAATCTCCTTTAGGAGTTTTGCAAAATCTATTGCTTTCATAATAATAGTGTTGTTTTATATAAATAGGCAAGTTTTTATTTATATCCAGTAAATGGAAACGGAGGAATTCCAGTTGCTGGATTAGGGATACATAATCCTTGCATTTGTGTTAATTGTGATTCAAAGTTTTTTGCTAACTCTCTTACTGATGGAGCTGTTCCCTCTAATCGTCCATCAATTCTTAGTTTTTTAAACGGTGGAATAGTGATTACTTGAAAAGTCGCTCCAGTTGTATTTGTCCACACAGCTCCAGTCCAAAACAATAATGACGCTATGTTGTAAGTTATAGATTGAGGAATTAAGTCGTTTTGTAGTTTCTTTTTGAGGATAGCTTGCAGTCGATCTTCGTATTGCTTTTTTTCTTTATCAACTCTTCCTTTGACTTCTTTTTTTATAAAAGAAACAACTTTATCTATTTGTGTACGTACAAACACCTCAAAGCGTTCGAGTAGTTCTGTTATTTTTTCTATTAAAAATATTACAAACGAACCTCTGCCTTCATTTAGAATTTTATACATATCTCGTAGCACTTTGTACATTTTATTATCAGCAAGCTTTTCTCTTGCGGCTTGCAATTTTCTTTCCTTTGCCTCTTGCTTGTTTTTAAAACTGCTAGTAATCAGTCCTTCGTTAGTTCGATCTTCTTCCTTCTGCTCCTCTTCTTCAGGCTCTACAGCTCCTATCATTTGAGCTAGTAACTTTTTGACTTTTATTAAATATTTTTGTTCTAAATTCATTAGAGGTGGGCCAAAGGATACTGGTTTAATCACCTCACTTAACAATCGTCCTTTAAGTTCAGTTTTCATATCTGTTATAGTAGCAATAAGTCCTTTTGGATTATTAGTTGGTCCTTCTATAAAATTTCTAAGAATTTCAAACGATTTATCAACTCCGCTTTGCGCTGCACCAGTTAAATCAATCTGTGGTTGATTTTGGATTCTTTTCACTAATAATTCTAAATCACGTTTGAGTTCTTCAACAAAATTTGTTGGTCCATTTGCAATTTTAGTAGGATTATCTTTCAAACCTTTAAGAGTTAGAGTTGCAATAGATACCAATGTTTCAATTTGTTTTAAAGTAGTAATTTCTTTTAAAAAACGCTTTTTGTCATCTTCTTGTTTTTTGTATGTAGCACTTTTAGCATCTACACCTACAGTAAAGAATTGGAATTTGGCATTAGCAATTTTTTGCAGAGGTTGTTCGTTTGAGGCGGAAGAAAAATCCTTTCCTGCTAGATTCTGTCCTATTAATACTGCGTTAGATGCTAGTAATGCACTTGCTTGTATTTTTTGTTTTGTTTGTTGTAATTTTACTTTATACTGCTTGATTGTTTCTTTTTTTTCTTCTATTGCAGCTCTTCTAGTTTCAACATCTTTTAACTCTTCTGGAATAGGTAGTGAGTTGATTATTGCAATTTCAATTTGTTTTGCTAGCACCTTTGCTTTTGCTATCTGCTCGTTAGCGAATTTTTCGGCTCGTTGCAGTTGTTTGTTCATAAAAATTTTTAGACGTAGCAATAATACATCTAGCTTTTGTAAAACAGTTATAAGTGTGTTTCTAGCTCTACGCTCTCTTTTAGTTTTTGTTCGTGCTGGTCTTTGTTTTTTGGGGAGGTTTTGTAACTCTCTTACTGCGTTTTCAATTTTTATAAACTGATCTTCTAACGAAAATATTTTATCCTCATATTGATCGTATTTGTTATCTGTTTTTTCTAGCAATTTTCTTATATCGATAAAATCAATTGTCAAAGATCCTACCGCTGCATTTATTGGTTGGTAAACTTGCTCAAGTCCACGTTTTGTTAGATAAGATCTCAATCGACCTGATGTATTTGAGCCAGACAAACTTATACTCTTAACCTCTTCAACATCGTTTTTAGTACGTTCTGCTATTGTTTTAAACTCTGTCTTTAGGGTTTCAACTTCATTTATAACATCTTCTGTCAATTTTGTACCTGCTGCTAATATTGCGGTTCCTTCCTTTGCTATGGTTGCTACTAGCTTTATTGTTTTTTTAGCCTTAATAATATTAGCTTCATTTTCTTTTTTTAACCGCTTGGCATCGTCTATATATTTTTCAAACAACTTCACTCTCTCAGACTTCAGCTTTTTTCCAGTTATTTCACTAGCTTTTTTAGCAATTGCTTCTTTTTGTGCATCAAGTTGTTTGTTAATTCTAGTCTTTATGTTTGTTTTTTGGATTTCTATTTTTTTCTTTAATACTGCTATTTGAGGCTCTACAATAAATTTAATAAACTTAATAGCTTCTACAGCTTGATCAGCTTGTCTTAGTCTTTTTTTTGTAGCTTCAGTTATATATGATTTGTCAGCTATAAATTCAGTCATAATATCACTAAAGCTCTCAGGCTCTATTAATGATGTTACAATTTTTACAATTTTTTGAGCTGCTGTTGATAGTCGTTTTTTTATATATCTTTTAGTTTCGTTTTCGTTAGACGCTACACGATTAGCTTTCTCTATATACTGCGTAACAGTTAAAATATTATTGAAGGTTTGACGAATTTCATCAATTGAGCTAGCTTTAAATTCTAGATTTTTTAAGGTTTCTATCACGGCATACTCTTCTGGAAAGGTGTCTTTGAAGCTAACATTAACATCAATGTCGGATGCGGCAATTTGTTCTATCTCGTCAACGACTTTTAGTAAATCTGCTTTATATGATGCATACATTTCTTTAGCAGTATCACCCAATTCTTTTATGTAGATTGGAAGTTCTTTCACTTTTTGAGTTAAAGTCTTAATCAGAGTTATCTGACCTTGTATTAATTCTTTTTGATACTTTGCTTTTCTTATAATACCCTCTAATGCTCTCTTTTTCTGTTCTAAATTTCCTTTTTGTAATATTAGTTCTTTTGTATTGAAATAAGCAAACACAGCTCTATTAAACTTTTGCTTACTAACATCGTTAAACGGTAATCGAAAGCTGTCACCGGTACCGGTTCCTACTGGAGCAGGGGCTCCGGATGCTGCTGGTGCTGGAAGTGTTGGTGGTATTCCTATTGGTGCTCCTTTTTCTATTGTTCGCACATAATACTTAGTTACACCATTTGCAAAATCCTCAACGTCTTTAAAGCTGCCGTTTTGCAGATCTTTTAATAAAGGCTGGACAAAATCTAGTTCAAAGTTAATTGGCATTATATTGGTATATTATCTAGTCCAAGATCTGAGTACCACAACTTTGTACACTTGGCTTTTGGTCCTTTCAATGCCATTTGAGGTCTATATTCAAAGTGCCATTCCTCCGAGTTTACTGTTCTTATAAATCCAAATTTATGAGCATTAAACGCTAACCATTTATAAACAGCTACATTAAGAGATCCTCCAAATCCGGTACGAGAGCCGGTGTTAAAATCTAAAGAGATTCCACTACCATGGTTTGATCTTCCTGGAGGAGCAGTTGCTGCAATGAATGCACCTGACGTAGCATACCATATAAAAGCCTCTTTGCCGCTTTTTGGACCAAACAATCCGCTAGCGCCTACACTTCCATTATTGGTTACGTATTTTGTCCAGTGTGGGTGGAGTGGTTTAGTTACGGTTTTACCTTTACTATTTTTATATGTTGAGCCATCCTTCCATCTACCAGGATCTCTTCTTAAACTTTCTTGTGTTGTAAATTTACCATTTACTCCACTATCTGATACCCATTTTACACTTGGACCTGCTGCCGGTCGGAAACCTGAGTTGCACGTCAAGGTTACACCTGCTGCTTTTGCAGCTACATTCATTCTTTGGAATGCTGTAATGGTTTCCTTAGTTCCAGATTGTTTGTTTATTCGATATAATATACTGAAAGCCTTTCCGTTATTGTCTTGTACCGATGAGCCACCTAATCTTATTGGATCCAAGTCTCCAGATACTGGATCTTTTGCTGCTTGAATTGCTGAAGATTTTAGTTGAATTGCTGATGCTGGTATTGCTGTTTGTTGGAATCTATTTACTAGATTAATAATAGCTGTTGTGCTAGTTGCTTGCTCTTTTGTTTGCTTAAATCCTATGTAGTATAATCCAACATTTCCATAGAAAGTTAAGCCATATAGTAGAGCATTGTTTTGTAACCATTTTTTTATTGCACCATCATACTCTTCAATCATAATAATACGACCATGTCGTCTTGGGTCTAAGTCTGTTGTGTTGGGTACACTATACACATTTGCAGGAGCTGCGCTTCCGCTTGCTGCAGATTTGAAAGGAACAGCTAGTGGTGGATCAAACGCTCCTTTTGCTTTAGTGACACAATCGTTAATATACGTTTCTAGTTTTGAGTAGTCCGATCCTTGTGCAATCTCCAACATCTCTTTTGCTGGATCTAATAATGGGGACAATGCAGCATCAAAACTCTCCACTCCTGGAGGTGCTGCTGTTTTAAACTCATCTCGCAGTTTTTTGCGGAGATCATCAACTACCTCAAACTTTGATAAGTAGCTTGGTTGCAGCACCAACTCTTTTGTAGTGCTTTCTCGTAGTTTTGCATTTAGTGCTTGAAAATAGTCATATGCTTCTCTAAATACTACATTATCTCCAAATTGTGCTAATTTTCCTTCTAATGATGCCATAATATTAACTTAATTCATCTCCATATAGTGGTGATGCAGGTGTATCGTAAAATCCTGGAACTGCTGCCATTGGGTTAGTTACTGGATTTGGTGGTGGTCCTGCTTGTCCAGGTCCTCCAGGTCCAACTGTACCCGTAGTTACTCCAGTTAAAGTTCTTGGTGGAACATAATCTTTAGCTTTTTCTTTGGCTGCTTTTACAGTCTTCAATCTCTCTGCATCAACTGTTCCATGAGTTAAACCGTCTATATATCCATATTCACTTATGATTTCAGGTAATCTAGTTTTTAATAACTCAAACTCTGCCAAAGATGATGGTTGAAATACTCCATTACCTAATGGTCCAGCTATTTCTGAATTTTCTAGGGTTACAATAAAGTCTTCTAGAAAATTAATAAGTTTAATGCCTAAGGCTAAAGGCTCGTATAATTCGTCTGGTGTTGGATCTCCTACCGACTTTCCTGGATCTCTTGCTTTGCTCAAGTCTTCGGTTATTTCCTTGCCTCGATTAGGAACACCTATAAACACCTGCTCATGACCAAATAATGTTATAGCTTTTCCAGAATCAACATTAACTGCTTCTGGTGATGCTATTGCTACTCCTTTTTTTCCAAACATCATTGCGTAATCGTCTTTAGCGTTTATAACAACACGACTACTGTTTAAAAATATGCTACCGCCAACTGCTCCAGGAGCGTATGTATTAAAGCTTCGTTCGTTTATTCCAAGAAGCTTTTCTACATCTTGCGCTGTTCCTTTGACTTTTAGATCGAAGGTTGTGTCAGATTCTTCAGCAAAGGAAAGAGCCATTACTTCGTCTTGATACTTACCTATATCAATAGTCGTCTTTCCGGTGAATTGTTGACCAGGTTGTGGTGCTGTCACGGTAGCTGCTATGGCAGGAGGCAGTCCTCCATTTTGAGCGACAATCTGCTTTATCTGATCGTAAGTGTATACTGCCATTAGTCTCCTATTTCGAGTTTGAATTGAGCAGCTAACGCAGCTGCCATTGCTTTCATTCTAGCTCCACATTTGGGTGAGTATTGAAATTCATTTGCTCCATTATTGTGAACGCGCTCATTTATTATGATTAGCATATTAACAAGCGATTTTGGATTCTTGAAAAATCTATCAAACCACCCCTGATAAAAATCTTTGTTTTCGTTTGTTTTTTGTGCTTGTATCCATTTGTATTGTGCTTGTATAGCTGCTACGCAACATCCTATACTCTTTACATCATGAGATGTAGGACTATCATTAAATGTAAACTTATTTGAATCAAATGGAAAGATACTAAACGATTTTTTTTCTTCTGCTTGGATACCTCTTTTAATTAAAGCAGTATCACCTCCATTCCAACCAATCATCATATTAAAATAACCCAAATATGAATTTAGATTAGCACCTGTCAGTATTGGACGTCCTAGTGTGGGATTGTTTCCGTATTGGCTAATCCACCAAACCTTTGCTGCTTGTTCGGTTGTAAACACTTCTTGCAGAAATGCTTTAGTTTTGGATTGATCTACATCTCCTGCATTACTAGATGTTCCTGACTTATTATCAAACGCTGTCTTAGGCGTGTATCGTGTGTAAGACTTGGTCCACATCATTATTTCAGTATACGCTTGTGTAAGGTCACTAAAGTATCCTGCTTCTAAAGGTGCAAAAGCAAAGTCTAATTTTCTAGCATAAGGTTTTCCACGACCACTGCTGTGCATCTTCATCACAGTTTTCATAGCAATTCCTCTCATAGAGGTCAGCTCCTTTGCTGTTGGATGATCTACTAATGCCACATCAACTTCCTTAATACTAGGCCACCAAACTCCATCAACAATTTTCCACATTGTATCTGGATCAATTCCGTTTATATCTTCTGTTTGGTACCTTGCTTTATTCTTTGCAATAATTTCTTGGATTCTTGTGTTTAGAACATCCTTAGCAGTTGCAGGTCCCGCTCTTAACACTTTTAAATAATCTGCCCATAAGGTAGAATTAGTTCCAGCTACAATACGAATCACATGAGCACGCGCAAGCTCATCACCCTTCTCAGTTATGAGTCCGTTAAACTTATCAATTGTATCTTTTGGTATTGCTCCCATAATTAATCTTGTGCTCCACTTAAACCAGTTTGACCTTGTGTATAGAATCCGTTGTATCCTTCGCTAGCTGGGTCATTTGATTCTCCATCTGAAATTGGTGTTTCGTCTTGAGAAGTTGTATCGTCTGGTGATGGTTGTTCTGAGGGTGGCTCTTCGTTTACTTTAACATCCTCGCCCTTGTTTCCTTCCTTCGGTGCTGTTTTATTTGCTCCACTCCTAGCATCCTCTCCATCCTTAGCTTTGTTAGCAGTTTTTTTGACATCAGTGGAAAGCTCAATACCATATGTATTAGCCCAAGAAGCTAATGGATGAGCTAAATCATTTCCATCAGGTAAGGCTAATTTTATTGGTATTTGTTGTGTAGAAGTTAAGTACATTGAAGTTGCATCAACATTAACATCTTCTGATTGGTATGATTTGTTTTCACTCTCAGACGCTGTGTTTTTATCATTATCTACTCGCATAAGGATAATAGGATCTCCAGGCACTCCAGCTTCTGTTTGAGCAAATTGTTGCTCTTTTATTACCTTAGTAAGGTTTGCAGGGTCGGGTGTTCCTGCAAATCTGATACTTCCTCCAAACCGACCTTGCAATACAAAATCACCCTCATTCAATGCTACTTGCTTATGTACAATAGATTTGTTTTGGTTGTTTTTAAATGCGCCTAAACTTTTAATTTTTTTATCAAATCTGCGAGACAACTCTCCTACTGTTCTCTGTCCTGGAAGGAATGGATTAATCCTATCAGGATCAATTCCAATAAATGGTGCAGAGTTTGATGTGATGTTAGCACTAGTACCAACTACTGGACCGTAGAAGGTTTCTGTAGTCATGAATACGTCAGGGCCATCAAGTTTGCTTGATTTAGCATCAAAGATTAAAACCTGCTCTCCCGGTAACGGTACTTTAAAATTACTACGATCGAGCGGATTTGCTTGTCGTGCTAACAAAGCTTCCATGAAACTAAAAGAAGTTCCTCCAGGTGACGCAAAAGCGTTTCGATAAAATACAGTACCTATTATTCTGTTTTGATCTGGATCATAGGAGGGGTGATTTTCATTTAGGATAACATCCAACACATGACCCACTCCAGACCGATTAAATGGTAAATACGGTTGAGGTGGTACTGGTGCTGGCGATGCTTTAAGAGCGCCAAATAATCCGCTGAAAAATCCCATATTCTATCCTTTATCTAGTAAATCTTGTGCTGCATCCATTAATTGTTGCTTTTCAGCCTCAGACAACATGCCATCATCTGTGTTAGTATTCTTATTGCTGGATACTAGCAATCGTTGCACAATCGCTGTCAATTTCACTAAATTGTCATCGTTTTTCACTGAGACCTCAAGATACTCTTTAACTAAAGGAACCATCATAGATGCATCAGTCATATTACGAATCATTGGTTTGAGTTGATTGATCAGCTCAGTGATTTGCTTCTCTTTCTTTTTAGTGTTATTGTAAATGTCTGCTAAAAGATCAGAAAAGTTTTTATTATCAAATAGTGGTGAATCTTTATCCATAGTGCTTTTTATATAAATAGGTGAAAAGTAAGTTTTACGAAACTCCTCTACTTTCAATATCCTCTAAATACTCATACAACTTCTTGATGCGAATACCAGCTGTCCAAGCTATTCTATTTTCATAGAATCCCAACTCTGTTAACTTACCCTCTATGTCTGGCTCTAAAGGATCAAACTCAAATGCGTGCAAGTTTGGTGTACCACAAACATCTTCCCATGCTTTGATTTCATCTAAAATAAAATCTCGAATATAGTCTTGAGATACGTTTATTAACACTACCTTTCAATTTCGTATATTTTTTCTTTAGGGATGTAGCCTTTTTCTAAGAAATCACTATACATATGCTTCCAACGCAATTTCATGTCTTTTACAACTTTGGTGATTTGCTGAGTGTTAGCGTTGGTCATCTCGCGAATATAAACGTACAATGCTTTTTTGTTAAAAATTTCAATTCTATCTCTCTTTCTAAACAATTCCAATACTGCTTCTGCTAACCTTTGATCACGCTCTTTTTTGTAGTATAATTCAACCTTATCATCCCAATACTCTAAATACTTTTCAAAAAACTTTTCTAAATCTGGACCTTCTTCATCTGCTGTAGGTGTTGAATCTGCAATCTCTATGGAGAGGTCATAATCAATACGTTTTGTTTCGATTAACTTTTTATAGTTTTTTCTATTCTTTAAAATGCAGTAATTTTTTGCAACCATGCTGAAATAACTGAACGCTTTGCTTCCCTTCTCTGGTTTGAATTTACCTAGCTTTTCACATAAAAAAGATACAACTTCATGTTGAACTTCATGCAACGGAACATTGTCGGTGTAATAAAACTTGAAGGTGTGAATGATGTTTTCAACCAACTTCTCCATTGGTTTTCTAATACCTCTTTCGTATATTCTACTCTTTACTTCTGTATCCTCTGTTGCGTTATATTCGATTATAGCCACATCAACCTCAGGACCGAAATATTGTTTTTTACTTTTTCTCGCTCTTTTCTTCTTTTGCATCATTGCTTATGTATTTTTTAACAAACTCATCTAAGTCTGTGGTTGCTGCTTTTATCTCTTGAAATATATATCCAGTTTCGTCGTCAGCTTCAAATGAACCTAAACGATCAATTTCCTGCATTCTCTTGTATGCTTTATCAGTACGAAGTGCTATGACAGATAACATTCTGACATACAATTCAAGAAATCCCATTAATTTTTCTGATTTTTTAAACTGAACGATTAGAAGCCATAATGCTACGGCTAACAATACAGACAGTGTTATAACTACTACTAACATATTATTTGAATAATTTATCGAATGTATTTTTCAGATTATCTTTATCTGAGTCTGTGATGCTTCCTTTTTTCTTAGCAGTTTTCTTTTCTGGAAAAGTAGTTACCGGTTCTTCTTTCATCATATTAGATTCAATACGAGCTGCCATTGCATCCGCTTGATGTAACACGTAAGGAAGATTAGTACGTAAGGCGCTGTCTGGATTCCAACTAACATAATATGGCTTGTTAGATTCTTCATACATACCATCATGTAATTTAATTCCAAACCATTCATTGTCAGTAATAGTAATACCTCTATCGTAAAGAAGTTTTAATCCTCTATCTGGAACAGTCATAAAAGCATTTACCGGATTGTTAGTGTACAGCTTTCCTTGATTCTTTCTATGCCAATCAGACGGATTATGAATATACTGCTCAGCTTCTTCTGTTCCTATCTTTCCTAAGTCATGATTCATTGCAGAAAAGATTAATTCTTCTGTAGTGTAATCTTTTGTTGCTCCATGCTTACTCCAAAGCTTATCTACATCCAATGCACACTCCATAACACGTATAACGTGATCCACATAACCACCAATAAAGCAATTGTGGTAGTGAGCTGTGCCTGAGGCAGGCATCATCATAATACGCTCCTCATGATCTTGATATAACTTCTTTAACTTTTCTTTTCTATCTCCTGTGACGTACTCGTCTATAAAAGACAAAAACTTTTTATAATTATCTTGTAATTCTTCTGCTGTGTAACTCATAACTGCTTGCTTAGTTTTTTTAACTGTGATTCTAATTTACGTCTGTATGTAACGCGTTTCTCTTTTTTAATTTGCTTTTTTAACTTACTTATATTGACAAGAAGTTCTTGATGATCTCGCCTTTTTTGAGATTTACTTCTTGTGTCTTTTTTAGGTTCTTTTCTAGGCGTTGCAGGCAGTGTTCCTTTTAATTTAGGCTGCTCCACTCCTTTATAATACACTGTGCCATTCTCATGCACAAACACCTTCATAAACTTCCATCCTCTATGGAATCCGGAAGGTCTTTTAGGTTTTGGAAGATCATTTGGATCCCACATCTCTCTTACGCAATCAGAACAGTGTTTTAGTATAGTACCTGGAGTAATCTGATCTCTGTACTCCATTTGTCCGCAATTTTGACATTCTAAATAAGGCATAGCTTTCTACTTGTGTGACTATTATAGTAGTAACTATACAACTTTTTTCTCAAAAATGCTAATTTTCACTAATAGGTTGGAAGGGAAACACAGTCCAAGTTAAACAAAACCATAAAAACTGGCCATTTACCTTACGTTTTGTAACGTAATATGGCAACATTCCTTGCTCTTTAAAATCTAAATTAATCGATTTTTTTATGGATTTTTTGTGAGGACTCACGTATATAAGGATATCAAACGCGTTCAAAACCATGATATCATGCTCTTTGTCGAGTTCATCTAAGTGATCAGTAATATGATCAAAAAGAGATAATTCCTCGCACAGATAGTCAAAATCCAGCTTCTTTTCACTGCGACTAAAATGCCACATCCACTCACCTTTGACATTTTCTATAGATGGTGATTCCCCGAAAGCATTTAGGTCTAGACTAGCAGCTGCTTTTGTTATTTGATGCTTTGCCTTTGACAAAAAACCATTATCCACTAAAGCATCGTAGTAGCTATTCATACTACTTTTTTGATTTTTTAGAAGAGCGTCTTGTTGGTTTTTTATTCGTTGCAGGCTTCACTGGCTTATCCATATTAGCTACATGCTCGAGAAGAGAATTTCTTGTTTCTTCTAGCTTTGCTATTTTTTGGTAAGCTTGGTCAGCCCACCCTTGTATGGCTTTAACCTTGAATTGTAAATCTTTAGTATTTGTATTATTTCTATATAAGACAATAGCTAGCCCTATATTAACAAATACACTAGTAATTAATAATGAAGTAAATAACATAGTATTATGTGTTTTTAAATGTTAATGTATAAACTTTAATATCAGAAAAATAATCCAGAAAGTCAACTATTTTGTCAGATAAATTTAATTTATTATGATATTGCGCCACCAAAGTAACACAACCATCTGAGGTCAGTATACTTTGTTACTACTAAAACTGCACCTGCAGGCACTGTTGCTGGGCCGTTGGTAGGTAGCATTGGTAGTAAGTTATCATCCACTCCAGGATACACTTCTAATGTTCTATTACTAACAGTATTGTGAATAGTGTATGTTGTTCCACGTGAAACTGCCGACACTAACGGAAGCTTGACACCTTTAGAATTATCAGCAGATGTAACAAACACTCTTGACATACCTGCAGCAATCTGAGTAGCACTATCTTGATTATTTCCAGCAGCTGCAACATCTTGAACCGCTTCTACATATCTAGCGGCTGAAATCTCAACACTTGCAGATATGTTTGGAGCAGTAATAAAGCCTGATGCTGTTACGTGAGTTGTTTTTACATTGGCTAGAGCACCAACAGTTAACACACCACTTTGAATGCCTGGATTAAAGGAGAGGCTACTAGTTACATTAACTCCATCATTTCCAGACGTAGCATTTCCAAAGTGTATGTTGAAAGCAGCATTTGAATTTTCTGTAGTTATAGCTACGTTAGTTGCGTTAGTTGCAGTTGTAGCAGTAATTGCATTTCCAGTTAAATCTCCAATAAAACCAACCGACGCACTTATAATGGAAGCTGTTACGTTTCCATTTAAAAATTGAAAACTTTGATTACTGTCTTTTACTTTAAATATAGTCTCAGCTGAAGCTCCATCTACATCTCCAATATCTACATCAAAGTTTGTTGCTCCTGCATTTAGTTTTATGGATGGATCATCAGCACCCACTGAATAAATAGAATCTTTAATAAATAAGTCATCTATTACAGTTATATCAGTACCTACTATATTACCACTCGCACTCACATTACCTGAGGCTGTCATGTGGCCAACTACATCTAAGTTATCAAGGACTTGTAAAACACTTGTAGCACTCTTTACGATTGGGGTCGTAATTGATATGTCTGCCGTTACTTTCCCAACAGTATCAAAATTAGCTGCTGTTATGTCTCCACTTGAACTTATATTACCAGATGCTGTCAGATTAGCTGTAATAACTAACGATCCAGTAATCTGTGCGTTACCGTTATGGGTGCCATCCCACTCAGCAGTTACTCCAGTTATGTTTGTTCCGTCTCCCGAAAAGTCTCCAACGTGAGATCCAGTAAATGATCCAGAAAAAGATCCAGAAGCTACTACTTCAGTGGCTGTTGCACCGTCTAGCGCATCAATGATTCGTGTAATATGCTCTGCGTCGATTGTTGAAGTATTGCTAATACCAGTTCTTGAAATTGTTGCCATTTATGTACGTGTTTATTATAAATAGCTTGGAATATAATTAAACTTGGAAAATAGAGTCGCTTAATCTTCCTAATCCATCCGGATGATCCATGCCATACCCAAACACCCACTCATCTTGTAGAGTGTATCCGCAAAAGTCTAGCTCCATTGGACAGTCATGTCTCTTTAATAAAGTTGCTTTGTAAACGTGTTTTGCTCCTCTATCGTAAGCGAGTTTTTCTAAATATGCCATCGTCTTTCCAGAGTCACAAATATCATCTACCAACCAAACATCCTTATCTGCCAAATTAATATTCCAATCTTTATATAAGTTAATCTCACCTCTAGCTTGACCTTTATATGACTCAACTCCTACACAATCCACATAAGCGTCGAATAGTAGGTTTTTAGCTACATCCTGAAAGAATGTAATACCTCCTTGCAGGATTGGTGTTAATACTGGATACAGTGCTTTTGGTTCGTCTGGATAAAGACCGTTCATTTTTTCTGCCAGCTCTAAAACTTTGTCCTCTATTGCATGAGGACCAAATAATATTTTTTCCATACACTTAATATACGAAAATTATATTATACTTTCAACTTTTTACCCGATGTTTTAAAATTAAGTTTACGCATAACTGTTTTAGATATTAAGTCCAGTTTTTTGGTTCTAGGATTGAATCTAAGAACAAACGGTACGTTAATATTAGATTCCATATCAGTGATTACAGCCTCTCCACTAGCTCCTAAACTCTTTATCTCCTGTCCGTGATCCTCATATGTCTTTGTAAACAGATCCTCAATCTCTTCTGGCTCTATTGATTTACGATTACGTATATCGTTTACTCGATCCATAAAATGTCTTGTGAATTCTATATCAATTCCAATAGCAGCAAACATCTTATCTAAGTAAGCTTCCACTTCATCTAATTCAGCTTGGTTTACTGATTCTAATATTTGTTGTAGCTTAATCATGTTATCCTGGTACATCTTCTTCAAACACTATTCCCTCTCCGGTGAGTGTACCATTAACACTACCTACCTGATCAGTTACTGTTGTTCCAGTACCTCCATCATTATCACCCATTCTATAATAATGTTGGATAGCTATAAATTGGTTACTATAATCAATGCTAGTAGCATCTGTAGGAACACCACTATTATATAAGTTACTTACATCAGATTGAGCCAAAGATCCAGTAAAGTATACAAATTCATCTATATTGCCGTTCATAAAATCACTTGCACCATTACGTGAACCAATGTGGAATGGTGTTGTGTCATTGGTAGAAGATCCTGGAGTCATGTTGCTGGTATCAAATGATTCCGCGTGTGTCCCATTTGATGATTGTGATACACGACTAATACCATTTACATATATATCCATTCCAGAACTACTAAAATTTCCATTATATGTTACTACCAGATGATACCAACCAAGTGATGCGTTTGGAATAATATTACCTCCTCCAGCATTGTCTGATCCACTGTGTACAGCAGATCTTACAGTTAATCCCTTAGGATTGTTGGTGACGGGCTCCCGTCCTTGAATTAAAACTTTTACTCCACTAAAACTATCTACAGTTAAACTTAATCCTTTATATTCTACACCTCGACCTGAAGCTACTTTACTAGCAATTCTAACTCCGCTTTCTCCTGGATTTGAATCATGTTTTACCCATGTACTTATACTAAAAGAACTGGAAGGTGAGATTACCATATTATCACCAAACCCTATAGTACTATCCGCTACATCTCCATCAAATTTAGCAGAGTAGGTGTTTGTAAAACCACTGGCTGCAGCTGTTCCAGTATTACTACCGTAAGCCTGTAGATGTTGTTGATATCGCAAAAAAGCCTCTTTCCTTCTTCTTTGATCTTGTTTCTTTTTAGCTTTAAACGCTCCTTCCTCCTGCAACTTTTGTTTTTTTGCTAACTCACGAATATAATCTGCATTCCTTAGAAAATCTTTCATTTATCTGTAGTAGTTTCTATTGTAACTTGTATTTTTGGTTCATATCCTTGTGGTAATTTATTTACCAATCCTTTAAAAGTGGAGTTGCCAGCATCATGTCTAAACTCAAATTTAAGATTACTAAGATCCATCATCACTTGTGAAGATGTTGTAAATCCAAAACTATTATCTCGTCTATACGGATTCATCCACTTATCACTATCATGTTGCTTCGATAGAGCATCCAATACCTGCTCTTGCGATGAAATATCCGACAATGCATCGTAAGCTATTTGTTGCCTAGACAAAGAAGATTTTCTTTTTAATCCACCTGTATAACCAGTATCAGGATACTCAACTCCATGGTTAGTTCTTGTCACTACTTCATCAGGACCTATTCGCTTTATTATAGGAACATGTTGTGAAGTCATTTCAATAATATAGCTATGCTTAGCGTTTGATACAATTGTAAGCCCCTTGACCCCAACATCATCTTCATCATCACCTCTAAAATTAATCACCGATCTCATAGATTGTGATAATTTAGATTGTTGTAATGCGGTTCTGATTTTTAATCCATCATAAGAAGGCTTACCATTCTTACCTTTTTTAGCTTTATCTTTTGCTAAATCTCCCTCTTTTTCATCAAAACCAACCATTAAAGATGCATTTACTACACCAATACCCTTCTCATTTAGACCTTCACTCCAATCGGTTAAGACGTCTCGCATATAAACCATCTCTATACCATTCACAATTTCGTGCACTACTTCAAGATCTGGAGCATACATTCTATCGCGGTTCTTTGCCAAAACTACATTGCCATCAACACGGCAGCGCGCAATCACACACTCGTTTAATTCGTGAAGAAGGTTACGTAATTTTATCATGACAGGCTTTCTAATAAATAGTCAACTATTCTTTAGTTTCCTTATGCTGATCAATCTTTTCTAGTATTTTCTTGAAGAGGTCTGTTTTTATCCATCCACTCAGCGACGCATTCTTTAATGCGCTAACTATTTGGAAAATTAAAAATGGCACAATAACTGTTTCACTTAACCAAGAGGTTCCTACAAAACTCTTCTCTATAGAAAGGAGTACACCTAATATAACCCACCACAAAGCTAAAGTTCTTAAAACTTTTATTGCTTTATATGTTCTAAATCCTTCTCTTTTAACACCTGCTATAACACCAAAAAAGCCATCCAATAATACAACACAACCTACTGATAAAAATTGTTCTGCATTATCCATAGCAAGACCTAGGAAGTAAGAACACACAAAGGCGCATGTAGTTGTTATTGAGATTACTGCAGTTTTCATAAAGCTTTAAGCATATCAACTAATTCTAATTGTGGAAAGCAATCAAACTTATCTTTACGAACATTTGTGTGAGTCCATAATCCAAATTGCTTTGCATTATAAGCATCTGAGTTAAACTCAAAAGCATCTTTAGGATGTACTCCCTCTTTTAGGAGTTTAGGTAATCCATTAACCAGATCCATTTTTGGATAAATGTCTTTAAGATGTAATATAAGCAATCGAAGAGCTTCAATCTGCTTTTCTGTATAAGCATGCCAGTATTGGTGTCCTCTAAACTTATAACCTAAATCACAAACAAATTCCGGTTTAACTTCTGTATTAACATATGTGTAATATTTGTCTCCAGAGGTCGAAGGTTTCTTAGTTAGGTATCCAAAGTTATTAAGCTCTACTCCTCCAGACATCTTTGAAATTGCAAACTTACCCACTTTACCTAAGTGCCAACCTACGTAATTATTAGGAAAACACTCTACGACAGTTCCGTCGTATTTAGCTTCTTTACCCTTTACATTAGAACCTCCAATACAGTACTGAGTAGCTACTCTTCCTCGCTTATCCTTGTTCCAGCTGTGTATGGTGTTGTATGGATTGTCCCAACCAGCAGTGTGATGTATAAAGAATCCTAACGGTTCAATCTTGCCATAATCTCTTACATACTCATCAGAATCCAAATACACCTTATCAATCACAAGACCACCTTTAGTTGTGTATGTTCCGTGTTTTGCTAACTTATCATCCTTATCATACGCTGTATCTTCAGCCGTAGTGTCCTTAGTGTTATCTGTGTCAATTCCTGCAGCTTCCCATGTTGCTCGACCAACAATTCCATCTGCTACCAAGCCATTTTTCTTTTGCCACTCAACTGTCAACTTCTCTGTACCTGCACCAAATATTCCATCTGCTGGCGTACCTATCACCTTCTGCCACTCCTTTACTTCTAAACCTCTACTTCCTTTTTTTAACAACATATTTTATTTTTTTATTAGAAATCACTCATCATAGACTCATCCACAAACTCTTGCACATCTTCTTGCTTTGCATCAATTTGCATCATAATATTAGCCTGATATCTTTTCTTTTCCTCTCCATCAACAAACACTATTATAGTAGGTAATACCACTATTTTATATTTTGTTTTTAGTTTAGGATATTTGGTAAGATCATAATACTTAACACTGCAGTCTGTTAACTTTCCGAGCCAAGCTACCTTATTAGCATCATTCCACGAAGCATTAAAATGTTTAACAACCACTTGAGAATAACTCTTCGTAGCACACAAACATATTAACGCAAACATCAATATTAATCTCATAGCTTTTATCTTAGTTTGTCAATTTTTTCCTCTATACGATCCATATCTTCCTTCAACTCTGTGACATCTTCTTGAGTTGTCATAATAGTTTGTCGAACCAACTGATCTTTCATATCGTACTCCATCCGTGTCACTTCAGGATCTGGAGGGATCGGAAGCTCTTTTGCTTCTTGTATATCTGCTTGTAATGCAAACCACATTCCTACTATGGTCGCAATTGCAAAAGCAAGACCTACCAAAGTTTTGATACTTATCTTAAAACCTGTATCCTCATTTAACTCTTTTGCCATTTTTAAAAAATTATGTAATTGACACCAACACTAAAGTTGTGCCAACTACGATTCCAGTACTTGTTATATTTGCCTTCTAGGAACACTCCTAAGCTTTTATTGAACTTGTAACCGAAAATTAATCCTCCAGAATAGTCGATCCACTGACCGCTGTTAAAGTTGTGATATGAGTAATCACCATCTGCCTTTAGGTGCACTGGCATTACATTACCCCATGAGTGCAACCAAAAATCTTTAGTATAATGATAGAAGTCAAACCCTATAACAAGGGAATGATTCCACTGTAAAGGTAGAGCACTTCGCTCTTCCTCTGTGTATTTTGCTAACACTTCTGGAACAACAACCGCTTCCCACACTTGAGTGTTTTCTGCTACTAACTCTCCTGCTGGATCAAAATATGTAACACCACCAAAACCATCAAATTCAACTGAATACCCTTCTTGTATTGCTAACTGAGTGTAGTGCAGATTACCATCGGATAACAACCAACTTTCTAATGGATTGTATCCATATGGCTCCGATATACGCTGTACTGCTCCTATATTAAACGACAACTTATCGCCTACTTTTTGTCTATATCTTTCTGAAGATTCAAAATATTGAATATCTGCAAATCCATCTTGGACATACTCAACCTTAGCTATCCAATGATTAGCTACATATCGTAAAAAATGATCTTGATTAAAAAACGACGTTCCTTGCTGTCTAGTCCAATCTGCCTCAAATAAAAATTCAAAGCCATTTATTTTTCCAATTGTAGCAGCGTCTCCGTATGATTTTTCTGTACCGTCATAAAACACATTAGCTCGATTTTCATAACCAAATCTAGCAATCTTTCTCACACCTATTGCAATAGAATAATCAAAAGGTGTTTTAACTGTGTTTGTCTGCAATCCATCTGTCACTGAAAATACATC